TGGTCTATCCTAAAATGTTTCTTGATACTACAGTTGGAGTAGCATTGTCCTGTTTTCTTCCAATTAAACTGCTTTTAAATCTGTATAAATTTAAAATTTCAGCAACAATATCTGTAAGTTCTTGTGGATCAGATGAACTCAATTGGTCTAAAATTTTCATAGCTGAAATATTATCAAGTTTTGCTTGTCTACAAATAACATATGAAATTGTGTCAGCTGATTCATCAGTATAATCTTTGCCTTTGAAGAATGATTTAACTGCATCAAATTCACCACTGCTAATTGTAACCTGATTATCAAAATAATCACCAAAAATTCTTAGTGTTTTTTTAGTGTTGTCAACCTGTTGAATTGGTTCAATAGGTAAATTTGTGTTTACGCCTTGATTTGCTGTTGGATTATAGTTTTGATTTACGTTTTTATATGCCATGTTACACCGCTGAGTTATTGTATGTAGTAACAACACCATCATCATCTGTGTATGTTTCTGTAACTGTGTCACCATCTACTGATATTGTATAACTTCCTAATTCATTATTTGCGATTGATGTTATTTCGTTGATCTGATTAACAGGAAGTACAAGATTAATTTGTCCTGCTTCTGCTAATTCCCTTGACTTGCCAAGTGCTTTTGCTCTGTATGATGATTTAACAGTTTCTGATAATTCGTCGTAGTCAGTTTTAGCTGTGTTTACATTATCATTATTTTGTTGTTCTGTTCTGTAAACATAATCTCTAGCTAATCCATCAAGTGCTACATGATTGTTTTTAAAATACACATAAGTTTCTTCTGGTGTTAACAATCTTGTGTTATCTGTAGATACTGCGTAATCATTACTTTGTGGATCAGTGGCTGTTTTGTTGTCAGGAGTGTTTACATTAGGTAATTCATCTGCTATTCTGTAGGTAGTGTCTAATTTTTCCGTCAAAACAGCATCTGGCTTTACTTGTCTTTGTTTTCTTGGAAATACTACACCAGGTGAACTTGATCCACCAATGTTTGTTGTTCTTATTCCTTGGATTCCACGTTTGATTATGCCATTTATTTCTTCACCTGCACCACCACCATATCCTCCTGTTCTGTAATTTCTGTAAATGTTTATTGCTTCAAGTATGCCTCCTGGATTACCGTTTGCTATATTGCTTAATGCTGATATGCCTCCTTGTACCAACCCACCTGTTCCAAAGATAGAACTTGAACCTCCACCTGCTATAGTCAATGGTGACGGAGAATTATCATAATGCAGTGTTGTAAATCCAGTTGGCCCAGCTCCCCCTACGGTACCTTGTTTAATTAACACAGCTTCATAAGCCACTGTCATTGAATGTCCTAAAGTTCCGTCCTCTTGTTGTCCTACTGTGTCATGTGCAAACTGTGTGATTGTTGGTAGTACCAATGTGTAACTTGTAAACCTGCGTTTATTGATTGTAAAAAGTTGTATGTCCCTCAAAAAAGGTAATGATTGATCATTATCTAACCCCCAGCGAGCTGTAAAGTCTTGTTTGTATCTTGACATTGGATCAAATCTACTACCTTCGTATTTAGAATCTCTAAAGTAATACTTGTAGTAGTCATTAAAGAAACCAACTACTACATCTGCGTTGTCGTCGTGAAAATCAATCTGCACAGGATCATAAGTTATTGTTGTTTGTTTCTGTGTTTTTCTGTTATATTGATTTTGTGTTTCTACATTAAAATTATAAGAAGGCAATGTTGCCTGTTTTACTAATTGTCCAAGTTCTAATTGATTACTGCTTGATCCAAATCCTGCCGCACCACCAAATTTATTAATAACAACATAGTATAACCATGGACGTTTTGGTTCAAGTCTATGCTGACCATCAATGTACAGTCTTGAAGCATGTTGAAAATCCTTAAGGATTTGATTAGGATCAAGTAATTGTAAGAAGTTATTGATGAAGTGGGCCATTCAGCCTCCTCAATTAAACTGCTTGAGTAGAGCCACCCCCAGTAACCAATGTACCTAATGTTCTTGCTACCGCTGTGCCTACACCTGTTCCTCTTGGAGCCTGTATTGCATTGTCATATCTTACTGTCAATGTAATTTGAGCAGGATCTGAAGTTGCATAAGCCATTGTGTTGTAGTTGATGTTCTGTACATAAGCACCGTACAGTTCCCAAGTTTCCAATACAGTCACAGCATTAGCACCATTTCCACCATCAAGCATTTCAATTCTGCCTGTGAATTTGTAATCAGTACCACTGGATGCTGAACTTTGTTCAAAGAAATCAAATTGTTTCTGAATTTGTTCTCCACACAATCTTGTCACAGAGTTGTTTACATCATCTCTTAGATTGATTGTAATTGGATCCCATGTGTGTTTACCTGCAAGATACACTCTTAAAATTGTTTCATCAAAAGTTAGACTTGGTCTTGTTACGTCGATCACCTGTTTAGTGATTTCAGTTCTAGGAGTTGATACTCCAAAATTTTCCAATATCAGTCTAAATCTGTATTGAAGTTTTGGCATCAATAGCCCTTGGTTCGATGCTGATTGATCACTTGCCAAAGGTACTGTAAATTTACTTAAAGTTGCTACTGACATATCTTCTCCTTTTTAATATTTATAGTATTTTTGCTATACTATATTTTTATACCTTTCCTAACCTTTATAGACCTAGTTTATCAATTTCACCAGTGTTTTTGAGTCTAATCGGAATGAATATAAACTCAACTGCTTTCACAGGTTCAATTGCTATGTCTACATGCAATTCATTTCTATCAATTCTTGACGGAGTGTTGTTAGTTGTATCACAAACAACCGCAAAGTCAAACAATCCTCTTTGCCCTTGTACTTCTAACAAGAATGATTCAACTGCTTGTTTGATTTCGTTTCTTGTAAGCTCATCATTTGGTTCAAAGATAAATGGTTGTGCCAACTTATCTAATTGTGTTCTTAAGAACACTACCAATCTTGCTACATTTACTCTGTCTAACGCACTTGTACCACTATGTCTTGTTTTTTGCCCAAACACAGTTAATCCTGATCCTGTTAAGAAACTGATCGGATTCATTCTGTTTGATTGTAAAGTATCTCTTATGCCTGAAGAAACTGCAATAGTTTGTTTTTCTCCAGTGGACGATTTAATAAATCCTACTGAAGTAGCATTGTCTACTACACCTCTTCTTATACCAGCTGGAGCAAACCATGGAAACGCCACATCATCATTGACAGCCAATGTTCTAAGCAACATATGACTTGGTGGAACAAAAACATTGTTACCAGCTAAGTCAGTTGAACTACCCCATGGATAGTAAACTGCTGTAAATGAATCACTTGTTACTAATCCATCTTCATCGTTTGTGCTTGATCCTGCGGCATTTGTTGCAAAGTTACTAATCGCAGTCGATGTATTTTCTAATCTTGCAGGAGTATCACCAACTACAAATGCTGTGTTGCCTCTGTCTCCTGATAGAGTTACTAATTCATCAATCAATTCAATGTAACCTGGCGCCGCCAATACGTTAAATTCACGTTGTTCTTCACGTAGTTGTGTGCTAGAACTTACTGCCGCTTGTAATTGTTTTACAACAATTTGTCTTTGTGCTTTTCTTCCCATAAATGGAGCACCGTTGGACTTGTTGCCACTTACAGTCACCCAAGCATCCTTCTCTGCTGGAAGTGTTGGATAAGTTGAAGTGTTAGCAAAGTTAGTTCTTGTGAAGTGATCTTTTCTAAACTGTTTCACCACGTAACCTGATCTTCTTGTGTTGAATAGCAACATACCTTTTGGATATAATGCTGGATCTGGTCTATCAATATCTAGGTTATCACTTGTTAACAATGATTTGATTGTAGCTGGTGCTTTTGTTATAACATTGCTGTCTGAATCTAAATGGAATCTTGCATCAGCAAACAGTATGCCATCTTCTGAAACTTGATCAGTGTTATCAATCAACACCCATTTTTCACCATCAACTTTTGAATCATCATATCTGTAAAGTTTTGGATAATTTTCTAAGTCTGAAGTGTTTACCCAAATATCACCATTTACAAGTGCTGTACCATCTGACTGTCCATCAGCCGCTTCTGGCTCTGTAGCAGAAACAATTGGTCCATTTGGTGATGTGTTTGATAAGTTAAATCCTCTAGCATCTGAAGTTACATTTTTGTAGCCTCTCCATATTGTGCCATCGTGCACCATAATGTCTACTTGATCAACTGAAGTATGGTACCAGTAAGTGTTATCACTTGGATCTGCTGTTGGCTCTGTAGTAGATGCCTCATCTC